TCACCAAACAGAGAGAACCCTGTAATGATAGAAATTCAGACTAAACGATGAGTTTCAGTAGTGGTGCTGAAAACATTAAAAAAGATATTCTTAGAATATCTTCAACAAGGTGTAAAGACCTATTTAATAAAATTGTTGATGATACTCCGCTTGACACTGGATATGCTTCTGGTAATTGGCAAACGTCTTCAAGCGGATCATCTTCAACTGTAGATAGACGTGGAAAAGATGCTGCAAAATCTGAAATAGAAAGTGTAATTACTAATGACTACTTCCTAAAGAACAAGGTGGTATATTTTTTCAACAATGTTGACTACGCTTACGGACTTGAATACGGTAACCCATCCTATACAAGCCCTGCTGCCCCTTTTTCTATGCAAGCCCCAAATGGAATGGTGAGAGTAAATATTAAAAACTTCACTATATAAGGACTTTATGAGTGATAAGGCAATAAGACAAGCACTTGAGGGGACATTAAAATCATTATGTGACGGCTTAGTTCCTAAAATACTCACTTCTTTCCAAAACGTCGCATTTACACCAAAAATAGGTGTCCCGTATGTTCAGTGCTTTATTTTACCTGCAAAAACATTAGACCCATCTATCGGTGCATCGCATGTTAGAAAAGTAGGGATATTCCAAATAAGTGCATACTTCCCTGTAAATGAGGGGAGTGCAAAGATTGAAGCATTCAAAGACAGTGTAGAAAACACTTTCTATAGAGGCAGGTCTATAAAACAAGATACGTTTTGGATAACAATAGACTCTACACCGAGTTGTACAACATCTTCTGTTCAAAACGGGTGGTATATAATGCATATATCTGTCGATTACAGAATGGAAATATTAAAACCACTAATTAAATAGGAGAATTTATGCCAATTCCTTCTGGCGTTGAAACAAGACTTGTTATTGCAAAAGAAACTGCATGGGGTGTTAAGCCATTGCCAACAAGCGGTGCACTTGTAAGACGGTCTAGTATTACCCTTGACTTGTCAAGGGATAGTTTTCAGTCTGCTGAGATTATATCTACAGCTCAAACACAAGATATGCGTCTTGGTAGTGATAAAATAAGCGGAACTCTTAATGCTGAGATGTCATGCGAAACATATAAAGACCTCTTTGCTGCAGCATTCCGTAGCTCTTGGTTTACTGGCGCATCCTTGCTTGCAACAACAGATATTGAATTTGTAGCACCTAACAAGATTATGCGTACAGCAGGCTCTTTTATCACTGATGGCTTCAAAATCGGTACTGCAATTGACATTACTGGAGCTACTGACCCTGCAAACTCTGGAAGGTTTGTTATCAGTGACGTTACTGCACTAGAGATTACAGTACAAGTAAACATCGTGAATACTCTTATTGTTTCCTTTGTTGCAGAAGCTGCTGGTGCAACTGTAGATATTAAGACAGTGGGCAAACTGCTTATTGTCCCTACTACTGGCAGGACAAACGACAGTTTCTCTATTGAGAAGTTCTATAACACAATCAACCAAAGTGAACTGTACACAGGTGTTAAAATCAGTACAATTGGTTTTAACTTTCAACCAAATGCAATGGCAACTCTCGCTTTTGGTTTGATGGGGCGTGCAGTAGAGTCTAACACTGGCCCTTATTTTACTACACCTGTTGATAACACATTGTCATCTGTTCTTGCAGGTACAAAAGGCAGCTTGTTCATCGGTGGTCAACGTATTGCAACAGTGACTGGCCTAACTATTGACCAAACTGGTAACATGGAAGTTGGTCAAGTAATTGGTGACAGACAAACCCCTGATGTATTTCTAGGCAGATTTACTGCATCTGGTCAGTTCACTGCGTATTTTGAAGATAACGTATTGTGGCAGAAGTTTCGTGACGAACAAGAGTTGACAATCACAATGAAAGTTGACGGTGATGGTACAGAAGGGATGTTGTTCACACTTCCTCGTGTAAAACTTGGTGGTGCAAGTAAGGATGATAAGGAAGTTGGCGGCATTATTCAAACAGTCCCGTTCACCGCACTACTGTACACAGGCACTGGTGCACTTCATAGAACAACAATGATGCTGCAAGATTTTTCACTGTAATATAAGCAATTAGCAAATATTCCCCTCCGTTTTGGTGGGGAATTTATTTTAAATTAAAGGAACTATTATGACTTCTATTCGTAAATTTGATATTCGTAACATCGACACTAAAGCTGCAGCAGAAAAAGGGCTGGAATTTGAACTGATTTGGCAAGATGAACCACTTGGTATTAAAATCTTTGTAGTTGGTGCTGGTAGTGATGTCTACAAAAAGCACAAGGCAGTTGTTGATGGGAAGATTGCAACTGCAGATAAGCGTGGTAAGCCTCTTAACGATGAAGAAAAGAATGACCTATATGTAAGGCTTGCAGCAAATTGCACAAAGTCTTGGAAAGATATGGTACTAGACGGTGAGGATGTTGTTTTCTCAACTGAAAACGCTCTTGCAGTTTATACAGAGTTTCCTTGGATTGGTACTCAAGTTATTGCACAAATCTACAACATTGTTGAGATGGTGGGAAACGTGGACACTACCAAGAGCTAATTGAATGGGCTGATTCTGAAATCAGCTCAATGATAGAAGAAGGTGGCTCTAGCACACTAGACCATCTTGTTTCTGTATACAACGCTACTGGTATAAAGCCAAAAGAGCTTGAGGTAATCCAAAATACAGACTGCCCATATGATGTTTTTCATATATGGATTGCTTTTATGGATTTATCTGCAACAAGGACTAGCAACGGATTCGGTCCTAATCCTATAACGTACCAAGAGATACTTTCCTACATGCTCACAAGGGACATTTCTCTTGAGAGTGAAGAGGTGGAAATATTAAAGCACATAGATATTTTGTACTTAAACAAAATGAATAACAAAATATCTTCTAATAAATAGCTGCATAGGGGAACACAATGTCAGACTCAATCTCAAGATTAGGTATAGTAGTAGAAGAGAAAGGACTCCGTGAAGCTCTTCAGGGTCTTGATAAACTAATCATGCTTATGGAGAAGGCTGAGTCAAGGGCAAGCTCCCCTATTGCAGTTAAAGTTGACTCTAGCAATGTAGAAGCCTCTGCAGCAAAAGTATTAAAATCAAACACAGACATAGCTAATAGTGAAAAAAGTGTTGCTAGTGCTACACAGCAAGCACAGGCAACAGTAGTAGAGGCAAAAAATAAAGGTGCAGATGCAGCGGTAAGTTCCGCAGAAAGCTCTTCTAAAAAAGAGGTTTCAATTGCAGAGAACCTTAAAGAAAAGCTTGTAAAAGTTGCAGAGGATTCTGCAAGCAAAAAAGATCTAATATCTGCAAGAACACTTGAAAAAACAGTTGCAATTGCGAAAACAATTGCAGAAGCTGAGAACAAGATAAACATTGAAAGAAGTAAGTCAGACAGTGCAGTTGCAGTAATAAGGGCAAAATCCGATGCCGTTGCAATTAAGGCATCTTCTGAAAGGTCTTTGATACAAATAGCTTATGACAAGCAAATTGAACTTAATAAAGAAGCTTCTGCACAAATAATCGCAGGTATACAAGCTAAGTCTGACGCTAGTTTAGCAGCATTGAATGCAAAAAAGATAGCAGAGAACGAGAAGGCTGATAAACGTGCACTCTTAAGTGCACAAAAAGTACAAGAGGATGTTATCAAGGTTGTTGCATCCTCCGCTGCAAAGCAGGTAGCAACTCATGCAGAATCTACGGTAAATATTAAACGTGAGCATGAAAAACGTTTAACAGATTCAGAGAGAACTGCAAACAGAGTAACTATCACAGAAGCCAAGGCGGCAGCTTCCATAGTGCAGACTAATGCAAGGTCTTCTGCACAAATACAGGCCATTAGAGAGCGTACAGCATCTTTTGCAGAGAGAATGAGCCTAAGGGAACAAGGGGCTTCAGAACGTACATTGAAAGCCCAGCAACAGGGTGTAGAAAGCCTTTCTAGCCTCGCAGCTAAAGCTTCTGCTGTAATGTCTATTGGCTTTGCAGGATGGGGTATTCAAGAGTCTGTGATGGGGCTTATAAGAGCTGCTGACAGCATGACAGAGCTGAATGCAAGACTTCGGCTTGTTACTAGCTCTAGCAGTGAGCTTTCCTCTGTACAACAAAAATTGTTTGATATGTCTCAAAAATCAGGGACAAGTATCAAGGCAAATAGTGAGATTTATTTTGGTCTTGCAAGAGCTGGTAAGACTCTTGGAACTTCTCAAAAAGACTTGATACTTCTTACAGATGGGCTTAGTAAAGCATCTATTGTTGGTGGTTCTTCGGCAGAGTCTTACAGGTCTGCAATGATTCAATTGAGGCAAGGGCTTGAGGCAGGCGTACTGAGAGGTCAAGAACTTAACTCTGTAATGGAACAAGCTCCTCGTGTTGCACAAGCTTTAGCGGAAGGACTTGGCAAGACGAATGGTGAACTTAGAAAGATGGGGGCAGAAGGAGGGCTGGTTACAGAGGTTGTAATTCCTGCCCTTTTAAAAGGCTTCAAAAAGATTGATGAAGAATTTAAATCAATGCCTAACACCTTCGGTAGAGGGTGGCAGAGGATTGAGAACTCTTTCTTATCTCTTATTGATAAAATAAACAAGACAAGTGGTGTTACAAGTGCTTTAAGTGAGTCTTTAACATCATTATCTAGTGTTATGGATTCTTTTAGTGCAGATGGTATTGCAACATCCCTTAAATTTGCGGCTGTGGCTGGTGATGCTTTAGCTTTTGTTCTAGCTGGTAAAGTTGCATCCGCCACGCTTGGGTTCATTACAGGTCAATACTCCGCAATTGTAGCAAACGCAGCTAAGGCTAATTCAGACCTAGAATCTGCAAGGACTTCTACAATAGTTGCTGAACAAAACACTCTAGCTGCTAGAAGTGCCCAAGAAAGGGCAGCTATTGTTGTTGCTTCGGCAGAGAGAGAGTTAATTGCAGCAAGTACCGGTATTACGTCTGCTGAACGTCTAATAGCTGCACAAGAAGCTGCCGCTTTAGCTACTAGAAACCTAGTAGCATCTAAGTCTGCTCTTGTAGTAGCTGAAGAAGCTGCAACTGTAGCGGCAAACGCACACACAGTGGCACAAGAAAGGCAGACTGCCGCTGCTACTCGAGGTGGCATAGTTATGGGAGGCCTTAAAACAGTATTTTCAGCACTTGGTGGCTGGATAACTGTAGCTATTGCTGCAATCTATTTGCTTGTTAAAGCATGGGACAGTGTGGCAGATTCTGCAACAAATGCAATATCTGCACAAAAGGCAGCAGCTGCTGGTGCATCCTCTGCAACAACTGTTGTAGAGGCAAGAAGAATGGGAAGCAAGGCAACTGAAGACATAGCA